TGGGAAGAAACCCAAAGCGCCAGATCATCGCGGCGAGCTACAACAGTGATCTTGCCAACGACTTTGGCCGGAACGTCCGCAATCTGGTGGCCGAGCCTGAATTTCGGGAAGTGTTCCCCAATGTGACGCTGGCACCTGACAGCCAGGCAGCGAACCGGATGAACACGAACCACGGCGGGACTTACGTCGCTGCCGGTGTTGGTACGGCAGTAACGGGACGCGGCGCACATATTGCGCTGATCGACGATCCGTTCAAGGACCGCGAGGAAGCCGACAGCGAGCGCAGGCGCGACTTGGTGTGGGATTGGTACAGATCGACGCTCTACACCCGCTTGATGCCGGGCGGGGCTATAATTTTGGTGCAGTGTATGACTGGGGATACGCCAGTCTTGATGGCTGATGGCACGGAAAAGCCTTTAAGGGATATTCGGCCCGGAGATGAAATAGCCACCTACGAAAATGGTGGAATAACAACATCAACTGTCCGCAATTGGGCCAATCAAGGTTCTGATCGCATATTTACAATCAGGATGAAATCAGGCATTACCGTTCGGGCAAACGCGAGGCATCCGTTCCTCGTTGTTGAGGACGGTGAAGAGATATGGCAGCGAACGGACACGCTCAAAAAGGGCAGCGTCATCCTGAGGGCCATTGGGGTAAATGGCGAGGCACTGAGTGCCAGATGTCAGGATGCGACAAGCCAGCAAAGTGCAAGGGCATGTGCATGTCGCACTACAACAAGCATCGCTGGGCAACCGGCGTTCGACCGCCTTCGGTCAACCCTCGCTCGCGCCGTGAAGCGCATTTGCGACATCGCTACGGAATCGACCTCGCCCATTACGAGCGGCTCTTGGTTGAACAAGGCGGCGTCTGCGCTATCTGCAAGCAGCCACCGGACACTAGCAACACCCGCGCACATTGGGGCGGGAAGCTCTGCGTTGACCACTGCCACGACGGGAAGCACGTCCGGGGCTTGCTCTGCAATGACTGCAACCTCGCTGTCGGATACGGCAAAACAGAGGCAGTCCTTCGCGCCGCCGCTGACTACGTTCGGGATCGAACATGACGAAGTAATCGAGGTTGTCGAAAGTGGTTTTGAGGACGTTTTCGACATCCAGGTTGATAGGACCGAGAATTTTATCGCCAATGGCTTAGTGAGCCATAATACACGCTGGCATGAGGACGATCTAGCGGGCCGCTTGCTTGAGCAGGACGGCGAGCAATGGGAAATACTGGAACTCCCTGCAATCGATGAGCGCGGAACAGCGCTTTGGCCGGAATGGTATCCGGTCGATACGCTGGACCGGATCAAGGCAACAATCGGGCCTCGCGAATGGTCGGCACTGTACCAGCAGAAGCCGCAACCCGACGAAGGCACGTTCTTCAAGCGGGAGTGGTTCAAGACATGGACCGCAAAGCCGACGCTGCGATACTACGGAACGAGCGATTACGCCGTCACCGATGGCGGCGGGGATTACACGGTGCACCGGATTTGGGGCATCGACAGCGAAGGCGATGTGTACCGCGTCGATGGCTGGCGAGGTCAGACGACTTCGGACGAATGGATCGAAAGCAAGCTGGATCTGGTGAAGCAATACAAGCCGCTGTGCTGGTTCGGTGAAGGCGGGGTGATCCAGAAGGCAATTGAGCCGATGCTCAAGCGCCGGATGCGGGAACGCAGTGTTTATTGCCGGATGGAATGGTTGCCCAGCGTTCACGACAAGCCGACGCGGGCGCGGAGCTTTCAGGCAATGGCGGCAAGTGGGCGCGTGTTCTTTGAGCCTGGCGCCGACATTGCCGAACACCTGGTGTTTCCGGCAGGCAAGAATGACGATGACGTGGACTGCTCCAGCCTGATCGGGCGGGCAATCGACATGGCTCACCCGGCGATTGTGCAGGATGCGCCTGCGAAGCCCAAGCAAGACAGCTGGGATAAGATTTTCGACGCGGACGACAGCAGCGAAGGGTGGAAAACGATATGACCGTTACTGCCGTTCGCACAGAGGGAAGCGATTACACGCTCAAGCGGCTCGTCGAATATTTCGAAGAGTCGGAAAGCGCCACTGACGAAGCCCGGAAGCTGTCGGAGCGCGATCGGGATTATTACGACAACAAGCAATGGACAGCGGACGAAATCGCGAAGTTGGACAAGCGCAAGCAGCCTGTCGTCACTTATAACCGCATCCAGCGCAAGATCGACTTCCTGTCCGGCCTTGAGCGCCAGCAACGCAAAGACCCGCGCGCCTTTCCTCGTAATCCGAATGATGAAGCGGCGGCCCAGGCGGCGACGGATGCCTTGCGCTATGTGAGCGACGATCAAAGCTGGGATGAAGTCCGGTCGGCCGCATGGGATAATATCCTGATCGAAGGCACGGGCGCGGTGTTCGTAGGCTTCAGGAAAACGAAGAATGGATTCGATCCATCCTTGGCCCATATCCCTTCGGACCGTCATTTTGGCGACCCTAAAAGCTCTACTCCTGATTGGAGTGACGGCCGCTATCAAGGCATCGTAACTTGGTACGATCTTGACGAGGCGAAGGACAAGTGGCCTGACGCTGAAGATGTGCTGGACGCCAGCATGGCGGACGCGACGAGCGACACGTACGAGGACAAGCCGAAATACAAGGCATGGAGCGAGCAGAGATCCCGCCGGGTTCGCGTCTGCGAGATTTATTACCGGGAAAAAAGCGTGTGGATGCGCGCGGTCTACACAAAGGCAGGCTACATCGAGGAACCCGCTGAATCGCCCTATCTCGATGAGGAAGGCGAGCCGGAATGCCCGATCAAGGCTGCCAGCCTATACGTTGACCGGGACAACAACCGCTACGGTGCAGTCCGCATTCTGATTTCACCGCAAGACGAGATCAACAAGCGCCGCTCCAAAGGCCTGCACCTGATTTCCATGCGTCAGGCCAGGGTGTCTGCATCCGCCCCAATGAAGCCCACCGAAGTGCAGAAGCAACTTTCCGATCCCCAAGGGGTTGTGGTGGCGGAAAAAGACGACTTCAGCATTCTTGACCATAACGACATGGCGTCGGCAAATTTCCAGCTCTTGCAGGAAGCCAAGAGCGAGATCGACCTGCTCGGCGCAAACGCTGCGCTGGCGGGGAAGAACGAAAGCGACATGAGTGGCCGCGCCATTCTTGCCCAGCAGCAAGGGGGTATGGTTGAGGTGGCCCGCGCCTTCGATCGGCTGCGGAACCTGTCGCTGGAAGTCTATCGCGCAATATGGAACCGCATCCGGCAGGCATGGACGGACGAGCGCTGGATTCGGGTAACCGATGATGAGCGCAATCTCCGCTTTGTGGGCATCAATCAGCGCGTAACGGTCGGAATGGCCGCCCAGGAAGCCACAGAGGGCAAGCAGGACGCAATCGAGATGCTTGGCCAGGCTGTCGGCCCACAAGTGATGCAGGCTGCCATGCAAGGTGACCAGCGCGCTCAAGCGGCGTTCGGGCTGTTTGTGCAGCAGAACCCAAATATGGTGATCGGCATGCGCAACGCGGTGAATGAACTTGATGTCGATATCGTCATCGATGAGGGCATGGACACCCCAACCATTCAGGCCGAGCAGTTTGATGTTCTGGCAAAGGTTATCCCCGGCATCGTCAACCTTCCGCCGGTCTACGCAAAAATGCTGATCAAGGCTTCGCAACTTCGGGACAAGGACCAAATTCTTGAAATGCTGGAACAGACCCAGCAGCAAGATCCGATGGCTGAGCAGATGAAGCAAATCACAATGGCTGGCGCCGTTGCTGAAGTGGAAAACACCCAGGCCGATACCGCGAAGAAAGCCGCCGATGCGCAGGCAACGCAAGCCGGGATTATCACCGACGCCTATCGAGCAGGCGCAGCAGCCTGACAGCATAAGAATGAATGCTTGCCTCGCTTCGGCGGGGTTTTCCATGCCGCCGCCGGGCTTCGGGCGTTGATAGTGCCGCCGACTTACGGGCGTAGCGAGGACCACCATGAACGTTGAAATGGATGACACCCTGCCGATGGACGGCGGGGCAGAACCGATTGTCGATGCCCCCAGGCTCGAAAGCGAACCGAACATTCCTGATGCCCAGGCGGCAAACGGAGCGGAACGCGACGAGCACGGGCGATTCAAGGCAAAAGGTGAAAAGGGCGAAAACGATGGAGCGCCGCCTGCTTCCGAACCTGAAAACGTTCCAGTGAAAGCCTTGCAAGAAGAACGGCGCAAGCGGCAGGAGATCGAGCAGAAGTTCGCTGAGATTCAGCAGCAGCTCGATCAACGCAATGCCGCACCGCCGCCCGACATTTTCGAAAACACCGAGGGCTGGCAACAGCAATTCGGTCAGCAGGTGACGCAATCAGCAGCCCAGGCTGCTGCATTCAATGCACGCCTCGATACTTCGGAAATGCTCGCGGCGACGGCGCACGAAGACTTCGAAGACATGAAGTCCGAATTCCTTCGTATGGTAGAGGAAAACCCCACGCTGAGGCAGCAGGCGCTTGCCGATCGCCACCCGTGGGAAAGGGCGTATCAAATCGCCCGGAACGCCAAAACCATGCAGGAATTGGGCGCTACGTCCGTCGAGGATCTGAGGGCGAAAATTCGCGCCGAAATGGAAGCAGAGCTGAGAAGTTCAGCGCCGCGCTTCCCCACTTCGACAATCCAAGACGGCAGTGTCGCAGGCCGACGAGGGGCCGGATTTTCCGGCCCCACGCCTGACAAAGACATCCTGCCGATGGGTTGAGCCAATCAACCGCCCCATAGGGGAGTAAGTCATCATGGCAGATACCACCGTTCCTTCCGCGCTTCAGCTGAAGCAGTGGGAAAATACCTTCTACAAGGAATATACTCAGCTTCCGGATTTTGCGAGTGTCATGGGCACCCAGCAGAATGCGGTCATCCAGGTCAAGTCGCAGCTCGGCAAGCGCCGGGGCGATACGATCTACATTGAGCTGATCAACAAGCTCAAGAACAACCCGACCACTGGTTCCGCCGTCCTCGAAGGCAACGAAGAGGACATGAGCCAGCGTTCACACTCCATCACCATCGACAAGCGCCGTAACGCGGTCCGCATTGCCGAGATGGAAGAAATTCGGACGGCGATCGATTTGCGTGATGCAGGCCGCTCGCTGCTGATGGACTGGTCGAAAGAAGATACCCGAGACTTGATTATTCAGGAATTGGGTTCGCTCAACGGCACGCCGTTCCTGTCGCGTACCTCAACCATCGCGGATGCGTGGCTGGTAGACAACAAGGACCGCACTGTCTTTGGCGCATATGCTTCCGGCGGGTCGGCCGGCGGTTTGGATATGTCGGCTGACCTTGGCCAACTCGACACGACCGATGATCGGTTCACCTTCGCGCGTCTGGATGACATGATCCTGCGGGCGAAGCTCTGCAATCCGAAGATCCGGCCTGTCAGCGATCCGGGTAACGGCAAGCGTACGTACATTGCGTACGCCTCGCCGGATGCGTTCCGCGACTTCCGCAACAGCATTGATACCGAGGTTCTGGCGACAACTACTGTCCAGGCCCAAGGGATGAAGCTGTTCGAGGGTGGCGACCTGTTCTGGAACGGCTGCATCCTGAAGGAAGTGGACGACATTCCAGTGTACCCGAACATCGGCAACAGCAGCGCGGAAGTGACCCCGGTCTATCTCTGCGGTGCGCAGGCTCTCGGCATTGCCTGGGGCCGTCGCTGGTCCACCCGCACGAAGGAATTCGATTACGGCGACAAGTATGGCGTCGCGATCGATGGCATCTACGGGGTCGAGAAGCTGCGTTTCGGAACCGGAACCAGCGACACGGACGACACCAAGGACCACGGCGTCGTGACCGGCTTCTTCGCAACCACTGGCGCAGCCACCGTCGCTTCGGCGGCTGAGGTCTAAGGAGAAACTGACATGGCTACGTACTACTCAGACCAGTACGAAGTGCGCGGTGGGTATGCACCCATCGTTCCTTCTGGTGTGGTTATCCGCGCCGCTGCGAAGTTCACCATCTCAACTGCTCTTGCAGTCAATGACGTGGTGAAGATGCTCCGGCTTCCTGCCGGGGCGACTGTTGTGGAAGGCCGTCTCAAGGCGACTGACATCGATACGGGCACTGAAACGCTCGACATCGACATCGGTTGGGCTGCGAACGGCGTCGATGTTGCAGACGAAGATGGCTACGGCAATCTTGGTGTGTGGACCGGCGATTCCAACAACGACTTCGCATTTCAGAACGATTTGTGGACGAACGGGCCGCGCACTTTCACGGTGCCGACCGACATCCAGCTTGATGTGAATGCCGTTGCCGCTGGCGGCGGCACGGGCGTCATCTGGATGATTATCGACTACTACATCGCATGACGGATTGGGGCGGGGGAAACCTCGCCCCTTTCTCTTTGGGAGAAGCATATGCCGCGCCTGAAATTCATCGGAGACTACACCTGCGGACGCGATACGTTGC